ACTGGTATTATATGATCTTAGATAGAAAGGAGCGCAATAAACATGGCAGTAGGCGCAGCTAAAGCAAGTGCAACCCTTAAATACAGTGCCGAGCTGTATACCCCCTATGCCTTGGAGTCTTGGCCAGATAATCAGATGCGCAAAGAATATACACGACTGCGTGACATTGCGCAGAAACGTATTAAGCGATTATCAAAAGACCCCATCAGCGGCACAAGCGACGTTTATAAAGAATTTGCCGGAGGTTTTCCCACCCTGAAGGCAATGCGCGGAGACCGCAAAGCATTGGAACAGGCGCTTGCGGATGTAGCGCGTTTTGTGCGTTCTAAAGGTTCCACCGTGGGCGGTGCACGTGCGGAATTTGAACAAAAAATGAAAGTCGGTGGTATTGATGTAGCCGACGTGCCCGAGGATCAGTACACGGCTCTGTCGGAATGGTGGGAGATCGTGAAAGCATCGGGCGTGTATTACTATCCGTCTGATCAGCCGGTTATGTACTGGCGCGAGAAAGGCGGCTACAATGTCAGTATCGACGATTTTGCAAAGTGGCAGCAAGGCGAGGTCAACTATGGCAAAGAATGGGACTATAGCGACGGCAGCAGTTCCGCCGACCTGCGCGGAGGTTTTGGCGGAGGCTTGTAATTATAACCCTGTCCCGTGGCTTATGGAGCATTTAGACCGCAAACACACAAAAGGCAAGAAACGCAAAACGAACAAGAAGCGCTTGTATGTGAATATGCCGTGCGCGTTTGATATTGAGACTAGCCGAGTATGTGTTGATGCGGACGACAATCCCCACACCATAATGTATATTTGGCAGTGTCAACTCGGTCTGGATATTACCATTATTGGTAGGACGTGGGACGAGTGGCTGAACTTTACGGGAGCAATCAGCGACTATTTGCAAGCGAACAGCGGTCCGCAGGGTGACTGGTTTCTGTGTATGTACGTTCACAATCTTGCACATGAATTTCAATATTTGTCGGGTGTTCTGGATTTTGGCCCGGGTGATGTGTTCGCCAGCAAGCCACGCAGGGTCTTAAAATGCGACAATCGCGCTATTGAGTACCGATGCAGTATGCGGCACAGCAATTTGTCCCTTGATGCCTGGGGCAAACAACTGGGAGCCCCCCATGCCAAATTGACCGGGGCACTTGATTATTCAAAGGTTCGGTACCCATGGACGCCTTTAACGTCTACAGAATTAGCGTATTGTGTCAATGATGTTCGGTGTATTGTGGAGTGCCTGTTAATCGAGATGAACCGAGATGGGGACGACCTCTATACTTTGCCGTTGACGCGCACCGGTTATGTCAGACGAATGGCCCGTGAGGCTATGTATGAATGGGGCATTAAACGGGTCAAGCGCCTTTTGCCGTCGTGGGACTTATACCAAATGTTGCGGGAGGCGTTCCGGGGTGGTGACACGCACGCCAACCGCTATTATGTAGGGTTACATTTAGAAAACGTCGGTTCCGTGGATATGTCGAGCGCGTACCCTGCCGTACAATGCGAATGTTATTTTCCTATGACTCCATTTAGGCAGGAAATGCCCACCGTAGAGCGTTTGATGCAATGTATGAGGCACGGCAAAGCGTGTCTGATGCGCTTGCAAGTAAAAGGGTTGCGCCAGCGCTTTAAATGGTGGGGTTTTCCGTATATCCCACTTGCGAAGGTTCGGCACTGTGAAGGATACATAAACGACAATGGCCGTCTGCTGTCTGCTGACCATTTCGAGATCACCATAACCGATATTGATTTTAGAATCATTGCCAAAGAATATGATTGGGACGCTCTTAACGTTATGGACCTGTACACGTCCGATTATGGCAAACTGCCAAAGCCCTTGACGGATTGTGTAAAAGAGAGCTATACCGGCAAGACATCTCTTAAAGGTGTGGCCGGTCAAGATTTGTATTATGTTAAGGCTAAGGGCGATCTCAATAGCTACTACGGCATGACCGCACAAGACCCCTTGCAGCTGGACACACTTTTTGACGAGGACGACCCCGACAATCTTTGGAGCGAATGCACCGACGACCCGGAGGGCAGTTATAACGAGCATCGCCCCCACTTGTTTTTGCCTTACCAATGGGGCGTATGGACAACGGCCCACACTCGCAAGCGCCTAAAAATAGCGCAATGGGCCGCGGGCAAAAATGGCGTATATTGTGATACAGACAGTGTCAAATACATGGGTAATATTGATTTAGCGGAGTTTAACAAATCTGTGAAACAGCTTGCGAAAGATAACGGCGCTTGCGCTACCGACCCAAAAGGCAATATTCATTATATGGGCGTGTACGAGCAGGAGCGCAGCTACGCGGAGTTTATGACATGGGGCGCCAAGAAATACGCGACTACCTATAAAAAAGGCGGGCCGATTACTACTACCATAGCAGGAGTTAGCAAGCGGAAAGGTGGTTTGGAGCTGGCCCTATGGGGTGGCTTTGAGGTATTCAAGCCCGGCTTTACGTTCTGTCTTGCCGCCGGAAATCAGGTTATTTATAATGACCGGCCCAATGTGCCCGATTTTGTGGTTGACGGGCATAAGGTACATATAACAAGAAACCTGTGTATTTGTGATAATACCTACACGTTGGGTATTACTGACGAATACGCAAAGATACTTGGGTATAAGATTATGGAGGTTGTCTGATGATTAAACTGTACACCGATGAAGGTTGGCCTAATTTTTCCGAAAAGGATGGCATTTTGTCAACAGGGGCGTCTATTATTTTTATTTGGGGCGGACGTGGTACCGGCAAGACTTATGGAGCATTGAAGCACGTGCATCAGACCGAGGAAGAATTTCTATATCTGCGCCGCACGCCGCAGCAGGCGGAACTTATTTGTGCGTCGCCCAGTATGTGGCCGTGGTCTCCATTGAACGACGATTTGCAAACACATTACGCCCCGTTCAAATTGCCCAAAATAGCGGGACTGTATGAAGTGGGCAACGCAGGAGCCTACACGGATACAGGAGCGCCCATAAAACCGGCCAAGATGTCGGGCGTAGTGGGTAGTGTAGTGACTCTTGCTCGCACCCGTGGGTTTTCAAGCCCCCATACCAATATAATTATCTTGGATGAATATCAGAAAGAAGAATCCGACTATTACCGGCGGGGCGAGGGCGTGGGCCTTGCCAACATTTATGAAACGGTAAACCGTAACCGCGAATTGCAAGGGCAAAAGCCTCTGACGTTGTTATGTATGTCAAACGCTGTTGGCATGGCTAACCCCTATTATATGCAGTGGGAAATTACAGATACGGTTGAAAAGATGATCGGTAAGAAAGAGCGCGTCAAGCTATTAGCCGATAAAGGCATTCTTTTGATTGATCTGGTGGATAGCCCTATTGCAAAAGAGAAAGCCAATACGGCCCTCTATAGGTCCATGACCGGAACGGACTTTTATAGGTCCGCTATTGAAAACCAGTACAGCGCCGAGGAGAAAAGTCTTGTTGTATCCCGGCCCCTCCGGGAATACTACCCACTTGTTCAAATTGGGCGGTGCTGCATTTATGAGCATAAGAGCAAACCCCTTTACTATGTGTGCCGCCACAGGTCGGGCGAGATGCCATCGTATGGAACCGGCGACTATGAGCGAAAACGATTTAGGGCCGCGTATGGGTATATTTGGCCCGCGTACTTGCAGCGTCAGATTGAATTTGAGCGCTACTCGGATGAAATTTTCTTTCGCGAGTATTGCGGTACTTGACTTTTTTACACAATTAGTATATATTAAAGTTAATCCCAGGTGCCCACAGGCAGCCCCCAGAAGGGGCGGGCATGCGTCAGCCAGCGCAAGAACCTGGGATTTATTTATATCTGTATGGGAGGTGATGTTATATGAACGTTTATGCAGTGCTTGCCGTTCTGGTGTTTATCGGTATGGACGTTGTTAGCGGGATGGTGAAAGCCTTTTCTACCACGGGTTTCGATTCCAGCGTAATGCGCCAGGGGTTTTATCACAAACTCGGTGAAGTTCTGGCCGTGGGGTTGCTTGCTGCCGCTGATTTTTACTTGCCCATTGTGGGCGTCAATATCGATGTGTCTTTCTCGGCCATCGGCTGCACCTATTTTGTCTTGATGGAAATTGGCAGCATCATCGAGAATATCGGAACGATCAACCCTGAATTGGTGGGGCCTCTTACTAAAATTTTTGCAAAACTCAAGGGAGATTAACCATGGGTTGTTATATCATTTTCG